ATGAGCGCCGGCCACCCGCACCGGCGTCCCAACGAACGCCACGAGGCCGAGCTCGCCGCGCTGCGCCGCGATCCCGCCGTGGCGGCGCGGCTCAGCCGGCGGTTCACGGTCGATACCCGGCACGACGTCGCCGACCTCGCCGGCTACGACACCGCGGGAGACACGGTCTACATCGACCGGCATCTGGCCGCCGCGCTGCGCGCCGGCGCAGTCAAGCTGCCGGGGCGAACCCACTCGGTCGGGCAGATCATGATGCGGGCGCTCGCGACCCACGAGCACACCGAGAAGGCGCTGATCGACGCCAAGGGCTTTGCCTATCAGGCGGCCCACGAGTTCGCGACCTTGGCCGAGCATCAGGTCCTGCGGGCGGCCGGGGTGGCGCCGTTCGCCTACGAGGCGGCGTTAAGACCTTTCATCAAGCGGGTCGCGCACGAGCGGATCGCGGCGCCGCCGAAAGATCTCGACTGCACGCCGTATCGCGACGACCCGGATGCCACGGACCGGCGTGTGCTCGCGATCTATCGCCGGCTCGGGGTGACCGACGCGGCGCGGCCGGTCGAGCACGACGAGAGCCTGCCGAACTAGTGTTGAAGTCCCTTCGGAATCGGGACACTAGGAGAGTTTGATGGATGCCGCGTCGTGAAGCGCCTTGCCGCGGTGTCTCCGCAGATGCGCCATCGCCTGGGTGACCTGGTCGAGCAGTACACCAGCGTGCTGTGCGACTGCAGCACCGAGTTCGTGGCGCGGCGCGGCGGGGCGGCGCGCTGCCCGGCCTGCGGCCGCACCGACGTGCCGTCGGTCGCGGCGGTGAGCGACTCCAAGACGGGCGTGAACGCCCTCACGCGGGCCGTCGCCACGACCCTGGCCCGATCCCGCGAGCTCGACCGCCACCTCAGTGCCGCGGCCGATGCCGCAAAGGAGGAATCGATGACGACGACCCACAAGGTGCGCGGCATCGCGCGCCTGGTGCAGAACTTTCACGCCATGAACGACGAGGCGGAAAAGCTCGCCGACGAGATGGAGCGGCATGCCACCCGGGTGACCGACGGCATGCGGACGACGCGCGCCGTGGTGGCGCAGGTGGCGCAGGCCGCCGACGAGATCGAGGCCGCCAACGCACTTTTTACCAATGGTGGCGAGCCGCTGGACCCGCCGTCCGCCGGCACCTCTTTCACCACGCCGTCGGCTCCGGCCGCGGCTGCAACATCTGGAGGCAGTTGATGAACGCCCACGACTCCGGTGACCTCCGCGGTCACAACGCGCCGATCGAGGAGCGCATTTCGGCGACCCTGCACGAGCTCGCCGATTGTTCGATCGCGACGCTGCGCGCCGTCCGCCTCGCCGAGGGGGCGAAAGCCGCGGCGCCCGACAAGATCGGAATCCTGATCGCGAAGGTGGCCGATGCCATGAAGGCAGCGACCGACTGCCTGATCCGGCTCACCGAGATCGCGCGGCCCGACGTGACGCCGGCGCACGGCAAGCCCGTGGTCCTGCCGCCCTTCGCCGATACGCTCGCGGCGATCCGCCGGGCCCGGAAGGAGACGTCGTCATGAGTGAGGATCGGCTGGCCCACGGGTGGTCATGGCCCGCGAAAGCGGGCCACCCAGTCATCACTGATGCTTGATGGTGAGAAGCCGCATGCCACAACATACCATATTGACTACTGGGTCGCCCGCGTACGCGGGCGATGACGACCGAGATTGTTCCGCGCATGGGGTCCCCTTGATGAGTGTCGTGAGCGTCCATGCGGCAGGGCGCGGTGACGCGACGTGAGCTGCGCGGCGCGCGCTATCTCGCTCCGCACATCCGCTGGCTCGTCGAGGTCATCACCGACGAGCTGCCGTACCTCGACTATGAGGCGACGCTCGACTGCTGCCGGGCCTTCCTCGATCCGGCGAGCCCGCACCATCTCGACCCGGCCGGGCTGGCGCTGCTCGGGTGCAACGACCGCTTCTTCCTGCTGACCGCGCCGCTCGGCCGCCGCGACGCGCTGCACCCTTGGGTGTTTGCCCGCACCCGCGAGGTCGAGGCCGATCCGGGCATCTCGACCTGTGGAGCCGCTACCATTTCAAGTCGTCGGTGGTGAGCTTTGCCGGCATCATCCAGGAGGTGCTGTGCGACCCGGAGCTCACCGTCGCGATCTTCTCGTTCAAGGCCGACATCGCCAAGGCCTTTCTGGTGCAGATCAAGCGCGAGCTGGAGCGCAATGACGAGCTGCGGCGGCTCTATCCCGACGTGCTGTGGGCGGCGCCGCGGACCGAGGCGCCGAAATGGTCGGAGACCGAGGGCCTGATCGTCAAGCGCCGGGGCAACCCGAAGGAGGCGACGATCGAGGCCCATGGCCTCACCGACGGGCAGCCGACGTCGCGGCACTACGACCTGCTGGTCTACGACGACGTGGTGACCGACAAGTCGGTGACGTCGCCCGAGCAGATCCTCAAGACCACGGCGGCCTGGGAGCTGAGCGACAACCTCGGCAAGCATGACGGGGTGCGGAAATGGCACGTCGGGACGCGCTATCACTTCGGCGACACCTACGGGGTGATCCTCGAGCGCGGCGTGCTCAAACCACGGATCCATCCGGCGACCGATGACGGCACGCTGAAAGGGCGGCCGGTCCTGCTCACCCAGGAGCGCTGGGACGAGGTCAAGACCGCGCAGCGCTCGACCGTCGCGGCGCAGATGCTGCTCAACCCGATCGCCGGCAACGAGGCGGTGTTCCGCGCCCAGTGGTTCCGGCCCTACGAGGTGCGGCCTGGCGCTCAACGTCTACATCATGTGCGACCCGTCGACGGGGAGGACGCACCGGTCGGACCGCACCGCGATCGCGGTGGTAGGCGTCGACCACGGCGGCAACAAATATCTGCTCGACGGCGTGCGCCACCGCATGAAGCTGTCGGAGCGCTGGCAGTACCTGAAGCAGCTTTACACCTGGTGGTCCGAGCAGCCCGGCGTGCAGCTGGTCCGGGTCGGCTACGAGCGCTACGGCGCCCAGGTCGACGTCGAGGTGATCAGCGAGTGGCAGGAGCGCGACCGGTGCTGCTTCGAGATCGAGGAGCTGAACTTTCCGCGCCAGGGCGAGCATTCGAAGCGCGACCGGGTGGAGCGGCTGGAGCCCGACATGAAGCGGGGAAAGTTCCACCTGCCCGGCGTGACCTGGCATCCCGAGCTCGGGGCGCGCGACGGCCGGGCGACGTGGCGCGTCGACGAGGCCTCAGGCAAGATCCTGTATCGGCCGCTCGCGGGGCCGACCCGGCGCATGGCCGAGGTGTCTCGGCTGCAGCAGGGCTACCGGATCATGGAGCCGATCCGCCGGCTCGACGAGAACCGCGAGCCCTACGATCTGGTGCGCTGCTTCATCGAGGAGGCGCTGTTCTTCCCGTTCGCCCCGCACGACGACCTGATCGACGCGACGAGCCGCATCTACGACATGGAGCCGACGCCGGCCGACGCGTTCGACGGCGCCGATTATGAGGCGACGGTGCACCCGGATTGAGGGGGGCCTCGTCTTCCTCTCAACGTCATCGCTCCAGCAACTAGAGCGCTTTCCGATAAGGTTGACCATGAAGTCGCACGGGCCGCGGTCGGAAAGCGCTCTAGATTCGATGCTTGTCGCATTTCCTTTCGGAAAACCCATAGCCCGCGAAGACGGGCGTGAACGCCCTTTAGGTCCACTTTTCCGGGAAATGCTCTGAGGTGATCAGATGTCCGCCACCTACCTGACCACCGCCGAGGCGAAAGTCACCACCATCTCGGTGCCGTTCATGTCCTGGGTCACGCAGGCCGATCCCAACTTCCAGGCCGAGAAGCGGCGCGAGGTCGAGTACGAGATGACGCGGCGCGTCTTCTATGCCGATCCGGCGCACCGCGGCGCCTACGAGTCGCCGTGATGCTGACCGAGATCAGGCGCGAGCTGCTCGGCACCACCGGGTTCGGGCGGCCCCGGCGCGTCATCCAGCACAAGGTCGAGGCGCCGTCCGTCGGCGGCGAGGACCACACGGCCTACGAGCTGTGGGTGGCGCGCCGCGCCTTCGATCTGCTCGAGGCGGCCTATCCGGGTCACCTGTGGTTGGTCGACTGCGACCTCGCCAAGGGCGGGGTCGCCATCTCGATTCCCGTGCTCATGGGCGGCAACTGGGTCTATTTCATCCGCATGGCGGACCTCGCGCCGAGGACGGTCATCATGGCCGGTGGCGAGCTGCTCGAGCGCTATTGCCTGGCGCGCGGCGCGATCCGGCCCGACCGGTTCGTCGAGGCGCGCGAGAAGCATTCGATCCTGGCGCAGAAGTCGAAGAAGGTTCCAGCATAGATGCTGCGTGCGATGCCCCCGGGCGAGGACGGCCTCAACCGCCCGATGGGCAGAGGTCACGACGGCGTCGGCAGTACCCAGGCCGAGCGCGCCACGAAGAAAGATGTGGACTACCTGCACTTGGTGGCGCTCGCCGAGCAGCAGGCCAATCTGTACATTCAGCAGGTCAACCGCCGGTTCTGGACCAGGTCGTACCGGGCCTTCCACAACCAGCATTTCGAGGGCTCGAAATACGGCCATCGCGACTGGGCGCACCGCTCGAAGATCTTCCGCGACAAGACGCGCTCGGCGGTCCGCAAGGACATGGCGGCGGTGGCGGCGAGCCTGTTCGGGACCGTCGACGCCATCACCTGCTCGCCCGGCAATGAGAGCGACGCGGAGCAGCGCGCGGCGGCCGAGCTGATGCAGGAGCTGGTCAACTACCGCTGCGACCGCACCTCGGGCCGCAACGCGATCCCGTGGATGCTGACCGCGATCGGCGCCCGGCAGGATGCGGAGATCACCGGGATCTGCGTGTCGAAACAGTACTGGAAGCTGCAGCTGCGCAAGTCGCACGACGAGCCTGCGACTGATATGGGCGAGGACGGGACGAAGCAGGTCGTGGACGGCGATCCGGAGTCCGGCGAGACGACGCCGGCGACGCGTCCGGTGCTGGTACCCGACGTGGACCGGCCCGACGTGACGCTGTTTCCGCCCGAATGCGTGATGATCGATCCGGCGGCGGACTGGACCAACCCGGCGCAGAGCGCCGCCTACCTGGTGCTGAAATATCCGATGCGGCTCGACGATGTGCGCCGCAACGAGCAGGACCCGCGCAACCCATGGCACAAGGTCGGCGACGATGTGCTGAAAGGCGCGGCCGAGACCATGAAGTTCGACGCCGCCGCGATCCGCCGGGCGCGCGAGTTCGGGTTGGACCGCTTCGACGAGACGATGAACGCGGCGGAGTTCGACGTGGTCTGGGTCTACGAGAATTTCTTTCGCGTCAACGGCGAGGACATGACATTCTTCTCGGTCGGCAACCAGCACTATCTGACCGATCCGCGGCCGACGCGCGAGGTCTACCCGGAGCAGGACGGCGACCGTCCGGTCGTGTTCGGCTACGGCGCGCTGGAATCGCATCGCATCTTTCCCATGGCGCCGGTGGAATCCTGGCAGCAGACGCAGCAGGAGATCAACGATGTCGCCAACCTGTTTCTCGATACCTTGAAACTCGGGATCGCGCCGATCACCAAGGTGAGGCGCGGCCGCAACATCGATCTCGACGCCGTGCACCGGCGCGGACCGAACAGCCATGTGCTGGTGCAGGCCGCCGACGACGTGACGTTCGAGCCGTCGCCGCCGATCCCGCCGGCGGTGCAGCTCGCCATCGAGAAGCTCGACGTCGATTTCGACAATTCGTCCGGCCAGTTCAACAGCGGCACGGTACAGACCAACCGCGCGCTCAATGCGACAGTCGGGGGCCTGAATCTCATCGCCGGCGCCGCCGGCACGGTTCAGGAGTTCGACATCCGGCTGTGGCTGGAGACCTGGTGCGAGCCGGTGCTGGCGCAAGTGGTGCGGCTCGAGCAGTATTACGAATCGAACGCCATCGTGCTCGGGCTGTGCGGCGAGCGCGCCCAGCTGGTGCAGAAGCACGGCGTCGCGCAGATCACCGACGAGCTGCTCAGCCACCAGGTGACGATCCGCGTCAATGCCGGGCTCGGCAACGGCGACCCGCGCCAGCGGCTGCAGAAGTTCCAGATGGCCATTCAAGTGGCGGCGCCGCTGCTCGCCCAGTCGAAGGAATTGCAGACCGGCCAGATGGTGATCAACGTCGAGGAGATCATGAACGAGGTGTTCGGTGCGGTGGGGTACCGCGACGGGGGCAAGCGCTTCGTCAAGCAGATGCCGCCGCTGCCAAACCCGCAGCAGAACCTGATCCTGCAGAAGCTGCAGGCCGAGATCGAGAAGGCGCGCAACCAGGGCAAGGGCGCGCTGCTCACCGGGCTCGCCGCGGTGAAGAAGGTCGACCTCGGCAACGCCCAGCTCGAGGCGGCGCAGGCCGGCTCGCTGCTCGACCGCCAGGCGGCCCAGCGCGCCGCCGACCGCGAGCACGCGCACCGGACCCTGGACCGCCACATGGGCGGCCTTCGACATGGGCCACCGCCACGCCAACGAGCTCGCCGACCGGCTGCAGGGCAGGGCGTTCGACCTCCACCATGCGGGGCAGGGCATGGACCGCGCCGCGGCGCCACTTCTCCCCGCAGAGCCGGGAGAGGGAGAAGTGCCGAGCGTCGCCGCCTGGCATGACGACCAGTCGGCGCTGCTCGCACATCTCGCCCAGATCCTGTCGGCGCCGCGCCGGCGGATCATCAAACACCACCGCGGCGCGGACGGCCGCGTCACCCATTCCGAGGTGGTCGACCGCCTCGACCACCCGCAGTCCTGAACGGAGGTTCTGAGTCATGGCAAAATACGCAATCACCGGCGCGCAGGCCGCGGTGAGCGGCTCCTACAAGACGGTGCTGGACGTCTTCGCGACATCCGGGTCGCTGCGGCGCGGAAAAGTGTTTGATGTGCTGATCGGCACCAACGGCACGCCGGCGGACAATTATCTGCAGTGGGACATCAGCCGCATGACGGCGGACGGGACCGGGTCGGCGGTGACGCCGAACCCCCTGGACCCGGCCGACGTCGCGGCGCTGGCTACGGCGAAGAGCAATTACACCGCCGAGCCGACCATCGCGGCGAACTCCTCGCTGTTCAACGTCGGCGTCAACCAGCGCGCCTCCTACCGCTGGGTCGCGGCGCCGGGGTCGGAGCTGCTGTTCCCGGCGGTCGCCGGCAATGGCCTGGCGCTGCGCGCGCTGTCGGGCGGCTACACCGGCTCGGCCACCGGCGACTTCATGTACGAGGAGCAGTGAGCGGTGCGGCGGCCCGGCGGCTACGCCTGCGTCACCGACCCGGACGGCGGACGGCAGGAGTGCGATACCTTCACCTGCGCGCACTGCAACCGTCTCACCCATGTCGAGCCGCGGCAGAAACCTGAGGACGTCGGCGGCCTGTGCAGGGCGTGCATGGGGCTGATCTGCCGATGGTGTGTCGGTCGCGCCTGCGTGCCGTTCCTCAAGAAGCTCGACCAGATGGAAGCGCGCGAGCGGGCGCTGCGGTCCTATGGACTATGAATCCATCGAGTTTCCCCGTACCGCTCCTCATCAGCTCAAACATCCGGAGTTCATCCACGTGGCGGCACCTCCTCAGGTCACGGTCTACACCAGCGGCAGCGGGACATTTGCGACGCCGCCGGGCGCGCTGTTTCTCACCGTCGAGATGTGCGGCGGCGGCGGTGGCGGGGCCGCAGTCGGCAGCGGGGCTACGGCCGGCGGAAATGGCGGGACCACGACGTTTGGAACACTGAGCGCGGGAGGCGGCACCGGTGGTCCCGAGGCAACGATCGACAGCGGCGGAGCAGGCGGGACCGCGAGCGGAGGCGACATCAACATCACCGGTCAGACCGGCTTTCCGCCGGCTGCATTTCTTCCCACCGCCAATTTGTTTCAGGTCGCGGGAGGCAACGGCGGCAACACGCCGTTCTTCGGCGGCGGCGGGGTCGGGATCACCGACAACAGCGGGTCCGCCGCCACCGCTCCCGGTGGCGGCGGCGCCGGGGGCGCGGCGGGCGTGGGCTCCGATATCAATGCGCGTCCGGGCGGCGGCTCGGGCGCCTATCTGCGCAAGCTGATCGCCTCCCCGGCACCCACCTATGCGTATGCGGTCGGGGCGGCCGGCGCCGCGGGAAGTGGAGGCGGCGTCGATCAGGGCGGTGCCGGCGCTGCAGGCATCATCATCGTCACGGCCTATTTCGCGTGATGACCGGTGCGCTTTCAGTATCACGCGCACACCGAGCCGGTCGCCCTCGGCGGCGAGACCATCGCCGAGGGCAAGTGGCACCAGCCATGGACTGATCCGGTCCGCCAGAAAATCGCGCCGCAGCTCGCGGTCGCGCTGATCGTCTCCGGCCTCGCCTCCGTCGAGGCTGGACCGTTTGCTGAAAGTGTCACCGCGGACCGCTGGCATCAGGCGTGGTCCGAGCCGGCGCGGATCCGGCCGGCGGTGCGGGCCGGACTGCAACAGGCGATCGCCTTCGATCCGGTTCCAGTGGTGCCGTTCGGGTGGACGCCGCCACTGTCCGAACCGGTCCGCGTCACGTCTGCTTTGCCGGCTGGCGAGCAGCAGGCGCTGGCCTTCACCTGGGCGCCCACCACGATATCGATCGGGTGGTGGCGGCCGCTCGATGAGCCCGTCAGGCGAGCAGCAGGTCGTTGCCGCCCCGCCATGGCCCGACATCTGGGTCTCATGGTGGCAACCCCTGGCCGAGCCGGTCCGGGTCCGGCAGGCGCTGCCGGTGCGCGAGCAGCACGTCCTCGAGCTGCCGCCACAGCCCGTTCCGGTTCCGGGCGGCGGGGGCGGCTGGGATCTGCCAAGACCCGATGTCGAGCGGCTCCGGCATCGGCTGCGCAAGGGCGTCCGCCAGGTCGAGCCCGCGCGCCGGCCGCCGAGCTTCAGGGAGTTTCTCGAGACCTGGAAGCCGCCGCCGCTCGTCATCGTCGACGATCTGGTGCGCAAGCCGGTGCCATCCCCGGTGCGGCCGCTGCCGCCGGTCGAGGTCCGTTACCCCGAGGCGCTGACCCGCATCGCGGCGCAGCTCGATGATGCCGAGGACATGCAGGCGATCGCGGCGGCGCTGGACGCGCTGCCCGACGAGAGGATCGAGATGCTGCATCTGCTGGCCAGGCTGACCAGGCGGGACGCATGACCGAGCCGGTCGATCTGCTCTGGGCCGCTCACGCGATCGCGCTCAGCCGCGACATCGAAGAGCAGATGACGGCGCGGGTCCAGGATGGCTTCCGCCCGCTGGTGGTCATGCTGCACATGGCGCGGAAGGAGGCCGGCGAGGCCGTGGCTGCGCTGTGCGACGTCGAGCCGGACAACGCCGCAGAGATCCGCAACCTGCAGAACCAGGTGCACCGGTTCCGCGACCTCATCCGCTTCGCCCGCCGCATCGTGGCCGCCGGCATCGACGCCGAGCATCAGGTCGGCGACGACGAGCGCGACGAGCTCGAGCGGCTGATCGCCCCGCCCGGCGACGTATCCGACACCGACCGCGAGGCGGAGATGATCCGTCTCGGCATCAACCCGCAGAGAGACGCATATGCCGACTGAGACCGACAACCCCGCCCTCGCATCCGAGCTGGCGCGCTCGCAATCCATCGCGGCCACGGCCGCGGCCGACAGCCCGAACCCGGAGGAGGGCGGCGCGCCGGCACCGCAGCCCCGGCCGCCGGCGCCGCCCGAGGTGGCAGAGCCGGCACCGCTGGAGCGCATCACCGCCGGCGACCGGATGCGGACCGAAATCGCGGCGCGGTTCAAGGCCGGCCGCGGTGCCGGCATCGACTTTCACGGCGACATGCGCGACCCGATGATGCGCTACGGCCAGTACGGCGCGCCGGCGATCGAGGGACGCGACACGGCCGACGGTGCGGGCGAGCCCGGCATCCCGGCGGTGCAGATCATTGCGCCGGCGCCGGACGATGCGCCGCCCGATCCGCCAGCCGTTCCTGGTCGGCAGCTCCATGGTCTCGAGCGCGTCGTCGTCAACGGCGTCGAGATGTGGCTGACGCCGGACCAGTTGCGCACCGAGGCGCAGAAATCGCTGGCCGCGGCAAACATTCTCGACACGGCGAAACAGATCAAGGATGCGGTGTCGCGGAGCACCGTGTCTCGTCCCCACCAGGACGATGACTATCCGCCACGCGGAACGGCAGCGGACGCACCAGGGCAGCCCGTCGATCCCAACCAGGATCCGGACCCCTATGCGGACCTGGTGCGCGATCTGCAATTTGGCGACCCGGCCGTTGCCAGGCAGAAGTTGCGAGACACCATCGCGACCGACGCCCGCGCGGCGGCGCAGGAGGTCCTGGTCCGCGAGCGCTTCGGGTCCGAACGCTCGCACCGCATCCGGGCCCTGGCCGCGTTCCAGGCCTCCAACCCCGATCTTGCCGCCGACCCCTACGCGCCGGCGGTCATCACCAGTGAGGTGAACCGCCAGTACGTCGCCGATCTGAAAGCGATCGGCGTGCCCGACGACCTGATGCCCCGAACCGCCGCCGAGATTGCCGACTGGCACATGCAGGCGCGCGTCCAGGGCAAGCCGGTGCGCGACATCGGAGCCATCTTCGAAACCGCGAAGACCCGATTCACGCAGTGGCGCGGCGGGCCACGCCCAAACCCGACGCAAGATCAACCGCAGCCAGCACGCCCCACCGCGCCCCGCGTCGAGCTCTCGCCCGACCGGACCCAGCGGCGGGCCAACGTGCCGGTCCAACCCACCCGCGCGTCAGCGCCGATTGCCCAGCCCATCTCCCCGGCCACGCCCGGCGGCGACCGATCCGCCGCCATCATGGCGATGCGCAAGGCGAGGGGGCAGATCGTCGCCTGACGCCAGTTTAGGAAAGCCAAAGACACATGTCCGGACAAATCTGGGCGGTATCCGCCGAGGGCGGATACATGTACTCGAACGAGCTGTCGGACGTGCTCCGGCAGCAGGTCCAACCGCTGACCAAGTTCCGGCAGCTGTGCGACGCGCAGGACGGCTCCAACAAGGGCCTGAACCGCGGCGACAAATACTTCTGGAACGTCTACAGCAACGTGGCGACGCAGGGCGGCAACCTTGCGGAAACCGACCCGATGCCGGAGACGAGCTTTGCCGTCGCGCAGCGCTCGCTCACCGTGGGAGAAGCCGGCAACAGCGTGCCCTATACCGGGAAACTGTCTGATCTGGCCAAGCACGACGTGGTGTCGATCCTCGACAAGACCCTGAAGGACGACGCCCGGAAATATTTCGACATCTCGGCGTTCAACCAGTTCAACGCCTGCGCGCTGCGGGCGAGCACCACGACGAGCGCCACGTCCATCACCTTGGACACCGGCGGCGTCGCCAGCCAGACCAACAACGTCGCGCTGGGCACCGGCCATATCAAGGCGATCGTCGACGCCATGAAGGAGCAGTTCATCCCTCCCTACATCGCCGACGACTACGTATGCGTCAGTCACCCGAGCACGTTCCGCAACTTCAAGAATCAGCTCGAGGCGATTCATCAATACACCGAGACCGGCATCACTTTCATCTTCAACGGCGAGATCGGGCGCTACGAGTCGACGCGGTTCATCGAGCAGTCGTTTCTCCCCAAGGGCGGCGCCGCCAATGCGACCACCTACAATGTGTGGACCCAGACCGCTCAACCCTGGACCAACGGCCTGTCGAGCTGGGCGTTCATGATGGGCGGCGACTCGGTGACCGAGGCGATCGTCATCCCCGAGGAGATCAGAGCGAAGATCCCCGGAGACTACGGCCGTTCCAAGGGCATCGCCTGATACTATCTGGGCGGGTTCGGCCTCGTCCATCCCGACTCCACCAACGGGCGCATCGTCAAGTGGGACTCGGCCGCGTGACCGTGGCCTGAGCCCCATCCGTCAAACCAAAGATCCACGGCGCGGGCCGTCCTTCACGAGGGCGGCCCGTCGTCATGAGGAGAACAGACATGCCGTTCTACAACGATGTCCCCTGTGAGGAGACCTACTGGTACCCGGCGCAGGCGTTCGGCGCCGCGACCATCACCCACAACATCATCGGCCCGTGGGGCAAGCAGGGCGAGGTCGTCGACGTCATGGCCGACGTCACCACCGCCATGGTCGGCACCACCACGGTGCCGGAGATCGACGTCGGCACCACGTCGGGGGATGCGAGCTACGCGCGCTACCGGCTCGGCACCGCGTCCGGCACCGTCGGCTACGGCACCGGCGTGCACCGCGCCGCCCAGGAGAACCTGGTCCGGCAGGTCCAGCCGCCGGAGCTCAACGACTATGCGGGCCACGTCATGCTGGAGACCGCGCTGAGCCCGGCCAACACGGCGATCGTGGTGACGCTGAAGGCGGGCACCGGCGGCACGCCGGCGGGCGCGGCCGACGTGATGATCAAGATCCGCTGGTACTGATCCAACAGAGGAGGCGCAAAAGGTGTTCGGGATTCTCAGGCGCAACGTGCCGGTCCGGCTCGAGCCGGTCAACCGACTGCCGCAGAACGAGATGTGCTCGGCGTCGGGGAATGCAGGCCGGGACGGCTACACGGCGCTGTCCACTGCCGATCGCGAGACCGGCACCCGTCCAGATGTCGGCGGCGTCCCGGTGCGGGAACATCCGCGCGACTGGCTGCTGTAGGAGGATATTATGGCAGGCAAATTCGGAAAGTTCACCGACGCCGAGACCGAGGCCGGCACCGCTACCGGAACCGGCAAGGGCAACCCCAAGCTCCACCAATCGTCCGGCATCACCGATGCAGATATCGGGCATGGCCAGACCATCAAGCGCGCGATGCCGCTCGACACCAGCGACATGCAGCTGCCCAACGAGGACGGCATGGCCGGCTTCCGCGGCGGTCCGACCTACCTCGAGCACAGCCTGAAGGGCGCCTCGGTGGTGGCCGACAACGAGCCGACCGGCGGCAAGCGCACGGGCTGGAAGTGGCCCGACCACTGAGCGGCCGCCGAAGGACGGGCCGCGCGCCATCGCGCGGCCCGTGGCTCTCCGCGCTGGTACGCACCCACACAAATGCTGACTCGTCACCGCCCGCTTCAAGAGCGTGTGAAGAAATCCGCCGACCCCTCAGCCTGTCATCGCCCGCGAAAGCGCATTGGCGTTAAGACGGGGCTTTGACACAAATTCTGACTCGTCATCGCCGCTTCAAGCGGGCGACCCAGTAATCACCGCGGCCAGTTTTGAGCCGCTGCGCCTCCTCTTTCGCGGTTCATTGGTTACTGGGTCGCCCGGTCAAGCCGGGCGATGACGACGCTGAGAGATCGGTGGCCCATGACCTGGAACCTCATCCCGATGGAACTCCCCATGAGCGATCCCATTGTCCGCCTCGATCGATCGAAGCCGCACGGCATCGTCTACGGCGTGATCGAGGACGGTGTGCACTTTCATCAGGACGGCCTGCCGTTCAACGCGCATGGCCACCTGGTCGCCGCCAAGCTGACCGAGGAGCAGCGCGCCAAAGCCGAGAACAAGGCTCGCAGGCGCGCCAAGGCCGCTCCGGGCGATGACGCGGCCGAGCCCGTGAAAGCGGCAAGCCGCGGCGCGCCCGACCCGCAGGCCGACGACACTCCCGGCGACGTGAACCTCGACGCCTGGCTGCGCGGCGAGCAGAAATATCTGTTCGACGCCGTCCGCACCGCGATCCGCAGCCGCTACAATCGCGACGTCGGCGCGATCGCGGACGCGGTCGAATTCCTGGTGCTCGAGGAATCGCTGGTGCCCATCGACCAGGTCACGCCGCCGCTGAGGCCGAAGTAGGTGGACTACAACACCCTCGTCTCGGCCAAGTCGGTCGTCGGCTCGATCGCCTGGTTCTGCAACTACGCCAAGGTCGACCCGGTCATCATCCTGACCGAGGCGCAGGCGGCGATCTACGACCGGATGCGGGTGCGCGAGATGCGCACGCTCGACACCTCGACCGTGACTGTCGCCACCGCGGGCGTGGCGAGCTACCCGCTGCCGGAAAACTTCCTCGATCCGATCCGCCCGCTCACCGACAACCAGGGCAATTGTTACGTGTTCAAGACCGAGGGCGAGCTGATCAGGCGGCGTAACTACGATCCGACCACCGGGCTGATCATCTCCGGGACCCCGGCGTTCTGGTCGATCTTCGACGAGCAGGTGCAGTTCGACTGCGCCTTCCAGACCGCCGGGTGGGTGCTCAACCTGCTGTGCTTCAAGAGCCCGGCGCCGCTCGGCCCGACCAACACCACGAACTTCCTCACCAACCGCTACCCGCACGTGCTGCGCCGGGCCTGCCAGATGATCGCCGCCGACTTCATGGACGACGACACCGCCTTCGCCCGCCACCAGGGCAAGCTCGAGGCCGACATCGAGATGGCCATGGCGAACAACGACCTCACCTGGCACGGCGTCGAGCTCGACACCTCATTCCGGACCTGAGCAGATGGCGATCGATACCTACTCCGCCGACGGCGTCGGCGTCATCCTGATGGGGACCGGCAACGACAACAACAACTGGGGCCAGCTGCTTAACAATGCCGGTCTGCAGGTGCTCGTCGACGCCATCACCAACGTGCTCACCAGCACCGTGACCGGCGGCACGCTCGACCTGTCGGGCTCGCCGCCGCCCGCCGCCCCGTCCCAGGTCCACCACGAGAGCCTGACCTTCACCGGCACCCTGACGGCGAACCAGGTGGTGAAGGTCCCGAATCTCGCCAAGCGCTGGCGGGTCAACAACACCTGCACGCTCGACGGCTTCACGCTCTCGCTGCAGACGCCGAACGGCTCCGGATCGGTCCAGACCGTGGGTGCGATCGCCGGCGGCTCGGGCTACGCCAGCGGCAGCTACGCCAATGTGCCGCTGACCGGCGGCTCCGGGACGGGAGCGACCGCCAATATCACGGTGTCGGGCGACGCGGTGACGGCAGTGACGCTAGTCATCAAAGGTCAGAAATACCTCGTCGCCGACATCCTGAGCGCATCGGCGTCGGCGATCGGCGGCACCGGCTCGGGCTTTTCCGTACCGGTATCCGTGGTCGCGAATGTCATCCCCGCCGGTTCCTGGGATGTGCGCTGCGACGGGTCGAACAACATCATGGTGTCGCCCTACGGCGGCAATCAGATTCAGATGCCGGACGGATCCGCATCGGCCCCCGCCTATTCCGATGTCAACGAAACGAATTCGGGCTGGTATCGCAACCAGCCGCAGGACTGGCGGCTGGCGATCAACGGCAGCGATGTCCTGCAGGTCACCGGAGCCGGGGCCGCGATACCGGGTGTGATGAACCTCCTGGCCGGCGCGCTGCAGGTTGGTGGGGTTGAGTACATCCCGGCTGGCGCGATCATGGAATACGGCGGCGTGCTCGCGCCGACCGGCTGGTATCTCTGCTGCGGACAGGCGATACCGCGCTCGGGCGATGCGAATCTGCTGGCCGCGATCACCCTCGTAACAACGGCGAGCACGCACAGCAGCACGGCCCTCGACACCATCGCCGGGCAGACCCTCGAAACGCTGTCGGCGATGATTGGCGCGGTGGTCGAGGGAACCGGCATCCCGTCGGGCACGACCGTTGCCGGCGTGAACAGCGCCTCGTCGGTCACCCTGTCGCAAGCCGCGACGTCGACGGGGAGCGGCGTGGCGCTCCGCTTTTTCCCCTATGGGAACGGCGATGGCTCGACCACGTTCAACATTCCGGACCACCGGGAACGCGTGATTGCCGGTCGTGGCGGCATGGGCGGCGGTCCCGATCCCGGTCGGCTTACGACCACCAGCATGTCGAATCCGTTGGCTCTTGGCGCGGCGGGCGGGATCGAGACGGTGGCGCTGTCGGCGTCGCAGATTCCGGGCCACACCCACGGCTACAGCGGCAGCGGCACGACCGGGACCGAGAATCAATCGCATACCCATACGCTGTCGGTCGCCGCCTATGCGGCGAGCGGAGGTGGGCAGGTTTCGGGCAATGCATTCGCGTTCGGCAACACCGTCAGCACGATGAGCACGGAAAGCGCTGCCCACAACCACAATTTCTCGTGGTCAGGAATCACCGACGCCGGCAGTGGCGGGGGAGCGGCGCACAACAACGTGCAGCCAACCGTCATGGCCACGAAGATCATCAAGCGCTGATCTTGCGCCGCAATCGACGCGACATGTTCCGACACCAATCACATGAGCCGGCTTCGCTCCGGGGGCCATGCGACCCGGAAGCTGACATCACTCTCCTATGCCGTGCATCGTAGGCGCTGGCCGGTCAGCCGCCAGGAAAAGCCACATCTCTTCGAAGAATCGATCGGAAGCGGGCTCATGTTCCAGGAATAGATGGTTCTGGCCCTGGAAGGCGATGAAGTGAGCGCGAGGAATGCCAGCAGCCAGCTGGCGGCCCGCCTCGATTGGAACAATGAGATCACCCCGCACATGCATTGCGACTGTCGGTACCTTCACTTCCGCGAGGAGGTCGGTGATATCCAAATCGCCCACGACATCAAAATATCGGGCAGCGCATTCGGGAGAGGTCGTTCTGCGTTGCAGTTCGTTGAAAACATCTGCCTGCCCTTGCGTCGCCCCGGGAATGAATAG